CATACAAGCGGCACTGCTTGGCATACGCCCTGATTGGTGCGTCTTAATCGAAGGCGCAATCATCTACGCCGCCGTCGTATTCACTCTTGTTTCCGCCATCTTTTTTCTGCTAGCCAAGGATTAAAAATGCCAGACCTTCAAACCGCATTGACCACCGCAATCAAGAACCAAGTTTTATCAACCACCATCAACGAATGGGAAGAAGAGGAGCAGCAGACTATGCAAGCACAACCACAGGAACAGACACCAATCGTGCAAACAAAAATCAACGGCAACAGCAAACTCACCCTCACGGGCAACCTATCCAAAGACATCTTCGTCTACATCAGAGACAACCCTGGCTGCTTACGCGCCGATATACGAAAGGTGTTTATCGAGGCGGGTTTTAAAGAGGCTTCAATAGGCTCCCTCGTCTCGCAAATGGTTCGCAACAAAATGGTGAGCACCAACGAGGTGGGCAACCTCGAAGCAAAACGCGTTTACTACAAGCCCTTGGTCAGCGGAACCAAGAGAAAAGAGATGAACAAGAAGCTGGGCATAGCCCGCGACAAGCCCAAAGCCACAAAGCCCAAGGCGCAAGGCATCGCCGCGCTGGCTCCCGAGCCTACCCAGGATATAGACAAGGGCCGAGAAGCGCTGGATAGGGTGCTGGCCAAGCCTGTGCTTGAAGCGCGTGCTGTGTACGATGCGCTGTGCCTGTTGCGTGGCCTGGATGTGGGGGACGCCCGCTATATGTACGCCGAGTTGCACAAACTGTTCGGGGGTTGAATGGAAACAATCGCAACAACAATTATCTTGGGGTTCATAGGTGTGGTGGTTGCTGGCCTTGTGCTGGTAGCACTGATGCACCTGTGGTTCTGGATGGATGAGAACGAAAGGGGGGATAGATGAGAAAGATATGGTTCACCACCGACGACTACGGCGATCTGATTCGGTTTGTTGTGACTGCCAGCGGTGTGCGCTTTTGGTATCCCGCAGTGGACAGGAAAACCCATGCGCTGTTTGCGTCATGGGGTGATGTGGATGAATGGGGTTCACCCAAGGAGAGAACATGAACATTGAAGAATTGAAGATGATTTTGGAGACGATCAACACCACCACGGGGTTGGCTAAAGACATGGGCACAACATGGGTTTGGTTGCACTACGGGTTCAAGGCGTTGGAGGGATTTGCTTGGCTTGTTGGCATTGCTATGGTTATATATAGCGTTTACCGGATGATGAGAATGATGAGCAACGCTGACATAGACACCGCATTCATGCGGTCATGCCGAGATAAGCTGGGCATTGGTAGCACTGGAATTATGACGGAGGCAGAGCATTACGCAACGACCACCAAGATCATGGAGTTGATTGACCAACACAGGCGGGAGCAGAAATGAAAGACCCAGAAGACGAAGCATTTGAGAAGTTGGCCTTGAAGCAGGGCCAATGGGAACACACCAGCGGCTGGCGCAAGAAGCAGATCGCACACATGGATGTCCACTCACACCCCGCAGAGTTTGTACACCTGCACCGCAACGACACCATCGAAGAGGTAGCACAGCATCTGGAAACAAAATTCACAGGGCCGTTCGGTCGTGACACAGTGCAGTCGTTCGCAACATTTGTTAGGAGCATGAAGAAATGAACAACCCACCAGCATTTCCAGGCAAACAAAAAGCACTGCTCATAAAGTCTGAACATTCAGACATTGCCAAAGAATATGAGATTGACCAAAACGGCATGACCCTGCGCGATTACTTTGCGGCAAAGGCGATGCAAGGACTGCTGTCAGACCCTGACTGGCGGCAGGACATGGACTTTGAAGAAACGGCCCACGCCGCATACAAACAAGCAGACGCAATGCTGAAAGCGAGGGAAGCATGAAATACAGAAAGAAACCAGTGGTCATTGAGGCCACCCAGTGGTTCAAGATGGGCGACCACCCTGCGGTCTTTATGGGGAGGCTTGGAATTCTTCCGCTTATCGAAACGCTTGAAGGTCTTCACACAGTCACCCCCGGCGACTGGATCATCACTGGCGTGAAGGGCGAACACTACCCTTGCAAGCCCGACATTTTTGAGATGACTTATGAGGTGGCTGAATGACACCGCCCGTGAAAAACTATGTTCCTCTTGTGCCAGACCACAGACTGGTGGAAGTCATTCGAGGGTATATATCAGAGCGCTCAGACGAAACAACTCGGCCCGATCTCAACAATGAACACAACTTATTGGAATTGGCAAGGCTTATCACCGATGAGTGCCAAGCAAGAATCCCATTGTGGGAATTGGAGAAAAACGCATGACCCCAACACCACGACTGCGCTTTGTTGAGCGCGACAGTTATTCACGCAACGGTGAGCATTTTCGTGAGCCGCACAAAGTCCGCATCCTCCAGCAATGGTGGGAAGTCGGAAATATAAAGCTGGCAATTCATGTTACCGACAAAGACGGAAACACTTTGCCATCACCCAATCGTGGCGAATGGCGTGATGTACCACTGGAGAAAGAAGCATGAGCAAAGAAGAAGCACTCGCCATAATCAAACTGTTGTCGGCATTGGAGTCATGGGCATTCAGTACAAAAACCATGCTCCCCGACTATTTGCACGATGACCTTTGTGTGGCGGTAAAAAAACTTGAAAACATTGTTTTGGAGAAGAACACATGACCGATGAAAAACCAGCACCTCGCCCCTGCCAATCATGGTGGGATTGGTATTTGTCACCGCCAGAAAACTGGAATGAAAAATACGGGGATGCGTTTGTCTGGACGGCGCAAGAAAAAGCATTGATGCAACAACTCAAGGAAAACAATAAATGAACGCAAAAGACGAACTTACCAAGCTACTCATGGAAAGCTATGACCGAGGGGTTAAAGACGGGCTTCAAACAATCCTGCAACTCATCAAGGAACTGCGCCCTGCGATCAGCCCGATGGAGGGGCTGGGCAAGGCCAAGACCACACATGAGTGGTTCGACATTTTGGTTAAAGACATTGAGGAGAAAATATGAAAGCAAGACAAGTATTTCAAGCACTGATGTCCTCAAAGGGATACACCCATGCTGATTTACACATGACAGGCGACAAGTACACCAATCCAGCCATGCAGGGCAGGTGGAATTATTTCCTGGCAGGTTGGGAAATGAGAGGTGTACTGTGATTTTTCTATTCAAGAAACGCAAGCTGGTGATCGACATGCTCACCTGTCGGCAGATGGTGTTCGATGCAGCCAAGCCCAAGGCAGCAGCCCACTTCTACCCGCAGTGGTGGAAGGATTTGAAGCTGGAGATACCCATCCAGAACAGTCTGTTTCCCACTGCCACCATGAAGCGGTGCATGGGTCTGGTCGATCACTACAAGCACGGCATCGTTCAACCGCTGTGGTCTGACTACACGCTGGAAGTGGGCGCTGTTGGTGACCCATTCTGGCAAGGTCAATTCTCTGACAGCACGAGCACCATGAGCCAGCACCCTGCGATACTGCGCGGTTCGTTTGCGCCCGAGTCCCACTACTGCCACATGAAGTTCGACAACCCCTGGGTCACAAGCTGTAAAGAGGATGTTTACTTCAAGTGGGAGCAGCCGACATGGAGTATGCCAAGCCTGTCCAGCTACATCTTGTTGCCAGGAACGACTGAGTTCAAGTACCAGTACTCCATGAATGTGAACGTGCTGTTCATCAAGGGGGCAACCAAGACCACGCACCGCTTGAAGTTTGGCCAGCCGTTGGTACACCTGACGCCGTTGACCGAGCGCCCGATTGATCTGCGGCATCACATGGTTACGAGGGAGGAGTACAACAAGTACATGCAAGGCGAGAAGCTGAGTAACGTCAACCGCTACCGCGATTACCGCAGGGTGCGCGAGTCCGAGGAAAGCAAATGCCCGTTTGGGTTTGGGGGAAAGACATGAGCAAATGGGATGACCACAAAGGCAAGGGCAATACCGCCTTCAATATGCTGGCGCAAGCCAGTGACGTTGCGAAGCTGACACGCGAGACCAACACCTGGATGCACAGCCGGGGAAAGATGTGCTGGAAATGCCAGAAACAGTCCGTGCCAGAAAAGGGGTGCATCGTAAATCTACAGATGGGGCTTCACAAATACGTGTGCAAGCCCTGCGTTGACGCACGCAAAGCAAAGGAAGCCACATGACAAAAGATGAAGAATTAAAAGCGCTGATTGAAGACCTGCGCTTAAACCACGAGTACTGCCCCAAAGAAGTTATCTTGCAAGCTGCCGATGAATTGGAAAGACTGCAACGGGGGGTTGAGTCTTTGTACGACAGGTACATGCAGGTGTGCCGACAGCGTGAGGAGTTGCTGGACACGCAAAGGTCTATGGTCGAGGCCATGAGGGGGAGAATTCAATGAAGGGCGGCGCAAGGCCGGGGAGTGGGCGCAAGCCCACACTGATTGATGAGCGCCGAACACTGGTGCTGCACAGCCAGGGCGTGTCGATGCGTGAGATTGCCGAGCGATTTGGTGTTAGCCTTCAGGCCATCAAATACTTTTTCAAGAAACGAAGGAAGCAACATGGCCATGACCCCCGAAGCCAAAGTCAAGAAGGCAGTCAAGCGACTGCTCGATGACAACGCGGTGTACCACTTCTCGCCTGTGCAAAACGGCATGGGCAGGGCTGGCATACCAGACATCATCTGCTGTTACTTTGGCACGTTCATCGCCATCGAGTGCAAGGCGGGCAACGGCAAGACCACCGCGCTGCAAGACATGGAGCTGGCCAAGATACAGCAGGCCGGGGGGACGGCACTGGTTATCAACGAGGAGAACATTGAATTGGTAAAACAAACTTTAAAGGAACTGCTATGCGAATAACACAAGAGGACATAGAACGCCGAGTGGCATCTATGACCGATGCCCAAAAGGACCACTTCAAAACGCTGGTGTACGCACTGCTCCAGTGCTACGCTGAGGACAAGCACGCTGCTGTCATTGTGCTGGGCGACTTAACTGACGAGACCGCCAGCGTGGTCACGGTCAACTGCAACGAGATGGATGCCGCCACGCTGCTGCTGGCAGCAGACAACTTCTTTAACTACATCAACATGCGTGAAGCACCACCCAAAGAGGCCATGAATTGAGTAAACCATTTGAACGCGCCATCGTGCTGGACTTTGAAACTGCCTGGGGGCGCGGCGTGAAGCTGGGCTTTTCTTGCCAGACCATGGAGGAGTACATACGCGACCCCCGCTTCAAGGCGTGGGGACTGTCTTGGAAAGAGCTTGGCGGCGAAGCACCCGCAGTATGGGTGACACGCAAGGACTTGCCTGAGTTCTTCAAGTCAATCGACTGGAGCACCACCGCTGTCATGGCACAAAACGCAGGGTTCGACGTGTCGATCATGGAGTGGCACTACGACGCACACCCAGCGTTCATCATGGACACGCTGTCTATGGGCCGGGCACTGCGCGGTGTGGAGGTGGGCAACAGCTTGGCCAAGCTGGCCAAAGACCTGGGCCTGCCACCCAAGGGGGACGGGCTGTCGCCATCCGAGAACATACTGGACGAGCTGCCTGCGGATGTGGAGAACACACTGGCCGAGTATTGCTGCCATGACACATGGCTGTGTGAACAGATTTTCTTTGGTCTTGGCGGCTGGGACTACCCGAGGAAAGAACTTCAACTCATCGACATGACGCTCAAGATGTACACACGCCCCGTGTTGCAGCTTGACCAGCAGATGTTGATACAAGCATTGACAGAGGAAGGAAACATACGTGAAGCGCTACTACAACGTCTTAACATCGATGAGTCTGAGCTTGCGTCAAACCCTAAGTTTGCGCAGATTCTTACAAACCTTGGCGTTACACCCCCGACAAAAATCAGTAAGACCACAGGTAAGCAAACGCTTGCCCTGGCAAAAAACGATGCGCTCTTCCAAGCCCTCCTCAATGGTTCGAACGAAGATGTTGCGCTCCTTTGCGAAGCGCGTCTCAAAGTTAAATCCACCACCGAGCGCACAAGGGCTCAGAGATTCCTTGACATTAGTCAACGCGGCCCCTTACCAGTCCCTCTCTCCTACTACGGTGCGCAGACTGGCAGGTGGACAGCGGCCAAGGGCAGTGCCATCAACATGCAAAACCTCAAGCGCGGTTCGTTCTTACGTAAAGCAATTATGGCTCCCGAGGGGTATCAACTCGTCGTTGGCGACTTATCGCAGATTGAACCGCGAGTGCTTGCATGGCTATCAGATTACACAGATATGCTCGACATCTTCCGCGCTGGGGGTGACCCTTATGCCGCGTTCGGCGCTCAAATGTTTAACATACCAGGGCTTACCAAAGAGTCTCATCCAGACCTGCGCCAATCTGCAAAGTCAGCGCTACTCGGGTGCGGCTATGGTCTGGGCTGGTCGTCGTTCGCGTCACAGCTTCTTACGGGATTCCTTGGGGCTCCCCCGGTTCGCTACGAGAGGGCGTTCTCTAAAGCGTTGAACGTCAACAAGGACATGGCCGAGCGGTTCTTGGAGTGGTCCGAAACCGAGATCAAGCTACGGGATATCCCGCACACCTGTACCTACGCGGAGTTGGTGCACCACGCCATTGCAGCCAAGCGCATCATCGACATCTACCGTGCCACCGCGTCTCCTGTTGTCTCATTCTGGGACATGTGCTCCAGCCTGTTGGTGTCGGCCCTGGTCAACGGCAAAGAACACACGCACAAGTGCTTGACATTCAGGAAGGGTGAAATAGAATTGCCAAACGGGATGTGCTTGCGCTACCCCGATCTGCGTGAAGTCAAAGATGAAAAAGGTAGGAGCCAGTGGGTATACGGGCCAGACGCTACCAAGTTGTATGCTGGAAAGATAACGAACAATGTGACCCAAGCTTTGGCGCGGGTGGTGATGACAGACGGAATGCTGCGGGTTGGTAAAAGATACCCCGTGGTTGGAACGGTGCATGATGAGCTGATTGCGCTCGTGCCCGACAGTGAAGTGGAAGAAGCCAAGACTTGGGTCTTGGAACAAATGACAATGGAGCCGCGCTACATGCCCGGTGTCCCATTGTCCGCTGACGGTGGTGCTCACCGTAGATATGGAGAAGCAAAGAACTAAATGGAAATAACACTACCAAAGAAAGTAAAGGTAGGGGACAAGTGGTACAGCGTTGAAGTTGTCGAGGCCATGAAGGACAAAGACGACATGGGGCGCGTTCACTACCCCGAACAGAAAATAAAGATTGGTTTGCGAAACAACCGAACCGGGCGCAAATTCTCGTCCGAGTCGGTCAAAGAAACTTTTTGGCACGAGCTGGTGCACGCCATCCTTGAGGACATGCGTGAACACAAACTCAACAACCGAGAAGACTTTGTAGAAGGTTTTGCTGCCCGCCTTGCCATAGCCATAGAGACTGCGAGATTCTGATGAAGCCTGTAACGTGGAGCCACAGCGCTCTTAAAAACTTTGAGGGATGCCCCCGCAGATACCACGAGGTAACCGTGCTCAACAACTTCCCATTTCAGGAGACTGAGGCAACACGCTACGGCACAAGCTTTCACACAGCGGCGGAAGTCTACATTCGGGACGGCACACCGTTGCCCCCTGAGTTTGATTACGCCAGGGGAGCGCTTGATGTATTGATGGCCATGCCGGGCAGGAAGCTGTGTGAGTATGAGATGGGCATCACCCCGGACTTGCAGCCGTGCTCCTTCAACGAACCCAAGCGGTGGGTCAGGGGCATTGCCGACTTGCTCATCATTGATGACGACAACCTGACAGCGCGGGTGGTTGACTACAAAACAGGCAACAACAAGTACCCAGACCGAGACCAGCTAAAGCTCATGTCCCTCATGGTGTTCAAGCACTTCCCCCACATACGCAAGGTCAGTTCGGCGTTGTTATTTGTGGTGAAAAATGATATGGTCAAGCACAGCATGACCGTGGAAGAGGCCGATGCTGAGTGGT